CTCTCACAGCTTGTAGAGTCTAACGATAAGTTTGCAGTGCGGGCAGAGATATTCGAGCAGAAATATACCGGCATGCTCACCAAGGTGAATCTACCGATGGACTCGGGCACAGATGGAGCGCCAGACGTGGCCGTAAAACCGTCGCTTGGCGCATGGGTGGTCGATAGATGAGCACAAGCGCAGAAGTAGAGGCGCAATGGCTCGACAAGGTTTTTAAATACGACTCAATAAAAACAATCTCTCCCAAGGCGTACCCGTTCGAAATTACGGAGGAGTCGGAGAAGGAGGTTTCGAGGCTGTATCACGCCGGGGAAATCAACTTCTGGATGTACCTAATCGCTAGGAGCCACGAGTTCCAAGTCACGAATCGGCTGACCTATAACTTTACGGTTGAGCTCTCATATTACAGAGAGATGGACCCGGACGGGGAGAACTGGACGGCGGTGAGGGACAATCTCGAAACCCTCTTCGGTGTCGTGCGTTCAAGCCTCGGCAATACGTGGCAATCGACAGTCGATTTCTGGCGACCACAGGCCGGAATACCAAATATCTCGCTCGTAAAGCTCGGCGGTAAACAAGTTTGGCGCGGAGTTTATATCTACACGGGATTCCAAGAAATCTCAATCTAACTAGGAGTTTTTCAAATGACTTATATAACAGGTGCTAATACATATATCGCCCTCAAGGTGGCGAGCACGTTCGGAACTGCCGGATCAGTTTCAACGGGCGACAAGATGGAGGTCGAAAGCCTCTCACAATCAACCAACCCAGAGGAGCTAACGGCCAACCCTATCGGCTCGGGTAATATAATGGCGAACGACTCACAGCAGGGAGCTACGGCGCCGAGTATCTCGATCGAGAAGATCGAGCACTATAATGACGCGGGGGTAGCAGCCGAGGCGGTGTTCTTCGGAACTAACAACCTCAACCTCGCTGCGACCGGGGCGTATACGCACAGCTTTATCAATAATACCACGTTCAACTCGAAGTATCTCACGGCGGCGATGCAGTACGCGGCATCGTCGGTGATGGAGTTTCCGAGCTGTATCGTTTCACGCTTCGCGGCGAACTACTCGAACCCACCTGATTACGGTAGGATCTCGATGGATCTTCTCGCGAACGACCGATTGCATACCGGGACAACCAACAACTATGCAGCTCTAGCAGCGACTACAATCGCCGATAGCGATAGGGTGGTGCTTGAGCCTAGCGACGAGCTTCTAATCAACCTCGCGGCTGATGGCGCTCTCACAACCTCAACCCATAGAGTGACTTGCCAATCTGTTTCAATAGAGCTCGTAAAGGAGCAGCTTGCACCGAGAGAGATCAAGGGTAGCACAGGAAACGGCGATTTCTTGCCAGTTGGCAGCCCTCCGTTCTCCGGTACTGTGACTGTCGTTCTTTCTAAGCTCGAAGAGTCCACATGGTTCGACCGAGCGGTGAACGGCACAGAGTGCAAGGCACAGCTTACTATCACCGGACCATTGATCACCGGCTCGACATACAAGAAGAAGGTGCGGTGTTTCCCTCGCTTGAAGCTAATCCAAGACCCAGAATATAGCCTCTCAAGCTCAGGCGTTAATACCGTAACCCTAGTGTTCAAGTGCCTAGTAGCAAGCTCAGCCCCAACCGGGATGATCTCGACCTACCCGTACACCTTGACCACAAACACTCGTTCAACCTCATACCTGGCATAAGGAACTATGTACAAGCTCGAAGATAAAGGCGGCAATCTCAGAATCAACGTGGAACTTCCCGACGGGAGTATCGCGCTATTCGTGTTCAAGAGGGCAAAAGCTAACGATATCTTTGAGCGCCAGGCGATGCTGGAAAAGGCGGGTAAGGGAATCGACCCGTTAATATCGCACGCTAAATGGGTGATGGATAAACTCGTAGAGGTCGAGGGCTATAAGGAAGACGGGCAGGAAGTAACGCTCGCCCAACTGAAGGCTCTCGACTGCTACGAGGCTATTCTCTCAATACTGATCAGCGCATACGGATACGGAGGCGGCCCGAAGAAGGTCGTACCCGAGGAAAAAAAAGATACTTCGAGCGGCTTAAGCAGTGGACCCGCTCAAGATTAGTCGATCGCCCAAACCTACACTGCGCACACTGTTACGAATTGTATAGGAAGGACAATCGAACACCAGATTGTAGGCGGCCTTCCGGTTGCCCAGTAGAAGACCTTGCGACAGATATCGATCTCAATGAGGCGGTGAGTAAGTTCGTCAACGCCAAGATGCTCTATGAGTACAACGGTATTCCCGAGATAGCTCGGCAAGTATACGAGGAGCTCGGGCTACTCGAGGATCTCGATGCTCTCCTCAATATGGAGAGTTCTTTCAGGCTGTACCAAATCAACGCAACGAAAAAGGAACAGGAGAAGAACAAGTGGAAGACACGCAGGACCAGGTAGTAAAGGCAATCGATAAGGGTATGCGCTCGTTTATTGGGCAGGACTTAAGGGACGCGGTGGCGATTCCTTTCGTAAGAGGAAAGACAGCAGAGATCGCCGATAAGATGTCGCGCAGTATTCCGATGACGTGGGAGGAGATGGCTTTCTGTGTGATTACGCTTCAAAACCTATGCGAAGAAAACGACGATATCCGAGCGTCTCGAAACTCTCTTATGGGCTTATACCTTCAATCAACTTTAGACCGTATCACTTTCAGGCAGTAACTAGATGGCGTTTGGCCCTAACTCTAACGACATAGAAATCAACGTAAAGGTAGAGCAATCGGGGGCTATTCAAGCGTTCGACAATCTCGGGAAGAAGATCGGGGAGGTCGAGAAGGCGACAGAGAAAACCTCTGAGGGGCTATCAAAGGGACAGGCTAAAATTCTAGCTCTTGCCTCTTCAGTGGATCTCGCTCGACAGGCTTTCGCCGTGTTTTCCAAGGGCTTTGGACAGGCCATAGAGTTGGTAGAGAGGGGATCTGCTGTTGATGATCTTGCTCAGTCGTTTCAAACGCTAACAAGTAAGGCCGGAGTAACAGCGGATGCCTTGCTCGGAGATCTACAGCAAGCGACCGGGAAGACGATCAGCAATTTTGACCTGATGCTTAAAGCCAGCGAAAGCCTCCGTGCGGGGCTTAAGCCGGATGAAATTATAGAGGTTACACAGGCAGCAAGGGCGCTCGCGGAGGAGACTGGCGGTAGTCTAACTGAAGAGATTGAGGGGCTCACAAACGCCCTAGTAACGGGCAACGAGAAGTTTCTCAAGACTCGCGGTATATACATCGACACGGAAACTGCGGTCAATAAGTATGCAAAAACGCTAGGTGTTGAGGCTAAGAACCTAACAGAAGTTGCGAAGCTCGAAGCATCAAGAATCGCGATCCTTGAAGCGCTAAACGAAAAGGCAAAAGAGGGAGCCCTAGTCACTTCAGACGTTGCCGACTCAATCGCAGAGGTAAGAGCAGCCCTAGATAACACAAAAGATTCTTTTGCACAGGCAATTGCCAATAGCTCAGCCCTAAACCAAGTACTTAAAGAGTTTGCGGGGACATTGAATGGGCTTAGCTCCGGCACCTTTGACGGTATGATCAACGGGCTGAAGGGCGTAGCGGTATCCGCAAAAGGATTACTCGATCTCGCATTCCTCGGGGGTGGCCAGTCGGTGCTAGAACTTCAGGTTCGTGGCATAGCGGCGGAGGCTAACAAGACAGCAGAGAAAATCACAAAAGCACTAGCCAAGATTGGAGAAGCAAACAAGGCGCTCGCCACAGGGAGCAAAAAGGATCTCGGGCAGTTCTCGGCAGCTCTTGCTCAGATCGGGGACGACATCAAGAAGAACGCAGACATTGCTAAGATCGTTGGCCCCAAATACGATGAGCTTAAAAAGAAATTCTCCGATCTAGGGATCGAGATAGGTAAAGTCGAGGCTCCGGTGGAGGGAGCTAGAAGGGCGCTTATCAAGGTCGGCGAAGAAGCCAAGAAGCTCGGCGCGTTCGGCGGTATTCCAGATCTAATCTCGGAAACCGAGAAGCTCACGAAGCTATATCGTGACGGCTACATAGATATAGGCTACTTCTCTGACGAGCTGAACAAGCTGCAATCCGAGTTCGTCAAGTCGGGCGGTTCTGCCAAGATTGCAAGCGATACGATAGACAAGTCACTCGGTAAGACTCTCGAAGCGATTAGCGACGACGCTATCAAGGCAAGAGAGGAGCTAGAGGCGCTCGGCGATACATCGGTAAGCCTAGACAATATAGGCGGCACGATTGCAAGGGGATTAAGCAGCGCACTCGCTGACGTAATTCGAGGCGGTGACGGTGGCGACGCTCTAAAGGGAATCGGGGTAGAGCTCGGTGGGCAAGCCGGGGCAGCGTTCGGCGAGAGTATCGGCGGCCCTATAGGGGCAGAGATAGGGCAGCAGCTAGGCGAGGCTATAACCGACGTTGCGATTGACGCTATAGTGGCGGGCTTCGATACCGATAGCGCGGGCACCAAGGCGCGAAAGGCGCTCGATAAGTTCTTTGCGGAAGCTCTCGAGGGCGCGAACTTTCAGGCGCTAATTAACGACGAGCTAACAAAGATCACTGACCTTCAGTTCACCGGCAACAATACCAACAACAACCTATTCGCCGGGATGACCGACCAGCTCAAAGAGGCGTTCGACGGCGTAGGGCTCGCGATAGAGACGACCTTCGGATACGGCCAGGAGTTAGCGGTAGAGCTCGGCAGCGTACTTGCGAACAACGTCGGCGGCTCGCTTAATAACCTTCAGTTACTACTTGAATCGAGCGGGGTATCTTTCGAGAACCTCGGCAAGGGCATCGAGGATGCGTTTCTCAAGGGCACAATCAGCGCAACGGAGGCGCAGACGGCGCTCAATGCTATTCAAAAGACTTCGGAGAAGGGTATTCCCGACGCGCTCGGCGCGGTGGTGGATGCCTTTGACAACCTAAAGAACGCCGGCGAAAAGGGCGGGCGAGTAACGGTTGATGCGCTAAAGGATATCGCATACGAGGCGAAGGAGCTTAATCAGAAAACCCTCACCGACACGAAAAACTTTCTGCTTAACTCCGGCAAGTTTACAGCCCAAGAAATCGAAACGCTATTTAAGGCGCTATCGGATAACGGGGTATCGAGCCTCGACCAGCTACAGAACGCAAGCACCACCACGTTGATCGCGGTAGCCTCTCAGCTTGAGGCGCTCAAATTCCCGTTCAAAGAGTACGCAGACGACGCGTCGGCGGCGGTTGAGCAACTCACGGGCATACCAAGTTTCATCAAGACCAACCTCGAGATCAACGTATCGACCAAGTACCAGGATTCTGGCGCGAAGCAGATAGTCGAGAGCGGGCAGTTAGGGACACGCCTACCAGCGGGTGAAGGCATATCAACTAGCGGCTCGCAGTACAGCCGACCGGGGAGCAAGGCGATCCGATGACCACTAATCTCAGAATCTCATACTCCGATATCCCTCGGAGGGCGGCGGCTATTACCTCAAATCACACCTTCGCAGACTTGTACCCGCTAGAAAACGTCATATCCGGGCGGCGCGGGCTTCGTGCCGGGCTTGCTGCGGGGATAAACGCTGACACCTATATCGATATAGATATGGGGAGCGGCAATACCGCAACGTGCGATCATATCATCATAGCTCGGGCTGACGTGCTTCTCGATAACGTAGGGGGCAAGAATGACGTTACAGCCGTCTATGTTAAGTCGGACACAAGCACATCGTTTAGTGGACCGACGACGGTATACTCTGACGTCTCATTTTCTAGCGCCACACTATACGGCCCACGCTCGCACGATTATATTGGCACATTCTCAGCGGCCACGGCCCGACGAGCCTGGCGTATACAGCTCACCAAAGACAACACAAATCTTCTCTATAATTCCCAGATATACCTCGGCACGTTCTTTGATTTCGGGGTTGAGCCCGTAGAGTACTCAATTGAGCGCAAGCATAAGGTCGGAACTACCTATAGAGCCTCTTCTGGCGCGGTACACGTAGGGCGAGCAGCCGATGAGGTATACTCCTTCGAATTCTCCTGGGCTCCGGTCAGCGACGCGATTCTGTCTAGCTTCTTTGAGAACGTAGTAAAAACGCAGCGCCATCACCCCGGCGTATTTCTCCACACTAGCACCAATCACCAGTTTTTAGACGATCAGCGGCTCGTTCATTGTCGCTTAGTTGACGTGCGATCCCGTAATATCGGGGATAAGAGCAACTATCACGAGGTGCGGGCTACATTCGAGGAGATGGTAGGATGACTACAAACCTCCTCATAAGCTACCCGGATATTCCCTTTAGGGGCACGCCTAGCAACCTACCGACAGCAGCGACCAACTATAGCACCAAAAACGTATACACAGGCTCGCGTGGCGCGGCCTTTAAGCGCAGCACGGCGGGAACATCTACCTCTTGGGACTTTGACTTAGGCTCAGGAGTAACGGCGCAGCCAGATCACATTATAATCGCTAGGGCCGATCTCGTCCGAAAGAAGGATAGCGCCTCCACCACCTGGACCGTTAGCGGCTCGGCGTCGGCCTCGATTACATCACCCGAAACAAAGACCGACACATTCGACACAAGCGATCTAGACGGCCCAGGGGGGGAAGATCTTATATCGGAGTTTACTTATGCCTCTGCATTTCGTTACTGGCGTTTTACGCTTGCGACTACCGCCTCGATTGCCTGTGAGTTCTCAAAACTCCATATCGGCAATTTCTTAGATCTTGGGCGCGACCCGCTATGGTCGAGAGAAGTATCAAGGCCGTTCTCACCAGGGCACACAAGGCGCGATCCTTACGTCTTTCAGTTTGAATGGCAGGGCATCACGAACACAAAGAGAAACCTATTTTTTGACTACGTTGTGCAGTACGCAGAGAACCCGATATTTCTATATGCCAAGACCAACACCGTTACGCTCGCCGGGCAATCTCTGTTACACGCGAGGCTTATAGACTTTAGCGAGGAATCAGTAGCGCACAACGTCAACACCATAACGGCTACTTTTGAGGAGTGCATCTAGTGGCAACCTCAGAAAGTTACTTTCTTGTATACGCGGCGCTCACGCTTGTCCTAAAGACCGACTCTGCAAATACTCTCACCGTATACGTTGGCTCTCGGCCTGTGCTTAAAAACTCCGCTATTCACCCGATACTAAAGAAGGTGGACGGCTTAGGAACTTACTTAGACACCTATCTACCACAGCCAACCACGGCGACGATTGTTCTGGACAACTCACCCGGGAGCTTTGCGTATCAGCGGCGCATCATTGACCTATTCGAGCGCTACACGCCAATAGAGCAGGACGTTACAATCTACGCTATACAGAAGGAGATCGACGATTACGATCTTTCGGTATCAAGCGCGGATCAAGTTTGGAAGGCGAAGGTAGTCGGGTGGGATATGAGAGGCGGCGAGGCGCAGGAGCTCGCTCTCACGATTGCGGCTGATATTATTCCTCGCAACGTGGTGACCCGAATAATAGACTCGGAAACCTTCACCACGGCGCCAACCTCGTCCATCGGCAAATATCTCCCGATCTGCATAGGAACGAGCGTAGAGGTTCGAGCCGTGCCAGTTTCTAGCGTCGGCACGGCGGCTCCTCTATACGCTTATGCATCAACTCTCGGGGAGGATTTCGTTAACAACGGGATCAATAATATCTACGTGATGGACACCTTCGCGCAGGAGTATATAGAGATAGAAAGTGCGGCGGGTACGTCTACGGCTGTCTATGAGAACTTCCCGACCTACTCAACAACTTTCACAGCGGCAACAGAAGAGATCGGGTGCGTAGTTGACGTGAGCGCCAATAGCTATCTAGTTAGAGGCGGCTATATAGATATGCACGGCGACGCAACTTTATCGGGAACGGTAAACGGCGACTTTCTAATTCGAATATATGAAAGCGACACCCCGGCAACGGCCCGAGGGTATGGGTATTGGGGGAAAACCCCCAAGGCCACGGCTAAGATTACAAAGACCGACTACTCAAGCGCAATACAAACGACGGCACAGTACAACATGGAGTTTAGCTTAAATGCGCCGATCGTTATGCGCTCTGATAAGAGTTATCTAGTTACATTTTACGACCCAGAGGGCACGGCGGGAGCGGATATACTTAAGATTCGGGCAAACAACACAGGCGGGATTTATAAGTATAGCAATAGTGCGGGTTGGGTAGCTGACGCAACTAGCTACCCCTACGACCCAAGGCTCAAGCTTTACGGGGTTGTCTTTTCAGATCAGCCAGTGCCGGGCACTCTCCCATATCAGGGGCTTGGATACGCAGCCGTTGAGCTATCTCAGAAGGCAGCGGCCACGGGGCAAACGAACCCGGATCTTGCGCAGCTTGACATAATTCTCAATGTTAGCGGCTTGAAGGACGACTCAGGCGGGACGCTTACGGGTGCGGCGAATACCCCCCTGAATAACGCCAGATACGCAATCGCGGCGCTCGAACGGACCTTTAACGGCGCGAACTGGGTGGCGGGTGATTTTGACTTTACAAAGTTCTCGGCTACTCATACGGCCACAATTAACGGCGCGTCGGGCGATCTTAGTAGACTTATAAATGGCAAGACGGAAGGCCGAGCAACCACGGATCAGATCATAGCGGCGATCTGCAAGAGTAGCGCGTCACGCGTGACGCTATATAACGGCTCGTCGAAGCAGCTCGCATTATGGGCGTGGGGCACGACCGGTACGACCGCTCGCGAGATAGACGACGAGGACGCAAACATAATCTCGGTTGTTGGGCGCGGGGCGGATACAGTTATCAACGTGATCTCGGTGGTCCACGACGCTAGGCTCAAGGAAGCAACGGCGGTTGATATTTCATCACAAGGGCGGCTGACGGGGTACTATCAGAACTACCAGTGGACGCCCGATAGAGATTCCTTAACGACGCTAATCTCTCAGGAGTCGGCGGACATATACGGGCAGCACTATCAGCTTGACGATACGTTCAACTGGCTCAATACCGACGGCGAGATTCTCGCGAAGTACTACGCATCGAGATACGCACAGCCTGACGTGTTCGTGGTGCTAGAAGTGCCTTACTTTAAGTACAGGGCGCTCGAGATGCTGGACGTGGTGGAGATTATACACCCTGATCTTCCATCGTATCTCGGCAGCGGCGCGGTGGCTAAAAACCCAAGCTATGCAGGTTCGGAGGTCGATATTGCGGCCGGCACATATCTGAAGAGAGCGACGAGATACAGAGCCCAGATAGAAGGCAAGGAAATCAATCTCAGCCCAGGATCGATACCGACTCTGCGGCTTTCCGTTCGATTACTTATAAATTATCCAGTGGATCCAACATGAGTTATGCAGACGCATTAAGGGCGGCAACGCCTACGCTTGAAACGGCGGCCTCTCTTATCGAGGGGCTACTCGTCAATTATATCTATGTAAACTCCTCAACGCTAAGGAGCACCACCTCGACCTCTCTAACCGATATCACATCGATGTCGGGAAGCTTGACGGTGGCGGCCAACGAGATCGTGCTTCTATTCGGGCAGGTGTCCTACAGCCACGGGACGGCGAACGAGTCCCTAGCCTTGAGCATTGCAAGAGGGGGAACGTCTCAGACGACCGTATATAGTCGGGCTTATCGCTCGGACACAACTGGCTTTGATATGGTCAGCGTTTGCTCGCACATCGAGGCACCGGGCGCAGGAACATACACCTACAGCCTTCAATGGGCGACGGGAGGCGGGACGGTGTACGCAGGGGCGCAAAAATTATTCGCTATATGCTTCCAGAATACGTGAGGCACGCATGGAGAATAACGGCATGAAACGCCACACAGAGGAGATCTTTCAAGAGTGGCATATAAAGCTGGATTCGTTAGAACGAAAGATGGATCAGAACACTAGTAGAATAGTGACGGCGCTCGATAAGGTAACTGCAACGCTTGAGGGGATAGGCGACGTACTGATTAGCGCGGCGATAAGCAAGAAACACGTATCGCTTACGGCCCACCTTGCTATGGTGTGCGTGCTCGGCGGGCTCGTCATTTTTTTAGCTGTGAAAGATTCAAGCAAAAACTTCAAGTTAGGCGATTGGTTGAGCGTCACAAACCAAGCCGAGGCAAAGAATTGAACGTCTCGCTAATTCGGTTCGGCGGCAAGGGCGAGACAATCGGGGCTTTAATCCTAGACGGCGATCCGGTGTGCTTGACGCTAGAGCTACCCTGGAAAAACAACGCGCAAAACGTCTCCCGAATTCCTGCGGGAATATACGAGTGCAAGCGAGTATACGATAGAACGACGGGCGGCGGCTCTTATATACCCGAGACATTCGAGATTACCGGAGTGCCTGGCAGGAGCGGGATTCTATTTCACGTCGGGAACTCAATCAAAGACACACAAGGGTGCGTGCTGACCGGGATGGCTCTCGGTGGGGCAGATAGAGCGGGTTGGATACTAAACTCAAAGAACGCCTTTGAGGAGTTTCTAAGGGCAACATCGTTAGAGAGTAGTTTTAAATTAACCATAATTGATCCGATTAGTAATTAGCGCGGCGGTGCTCTTCGCGAGCACGGCGCACGCAGAATTCCGGGGCGTCTCGTTGTTCGCGATCAATAGCTATTCACATAAGCAATGCACGATCGCTCTCTCAGGGCTTAGGGGATTAGAGCGGCCAATGGTTGCGGTGCTATGGAGAACCTTCGACTCCCCTAGAAATTGGCTGTGCTTAAGACGATTCATTAAGCGAAACGCAGCTAGGCGACACGCTGTAGAGATTCACTTCTCCAACGAAGCAGGGCGTAGCAATAGAAGGCTCGCGGCCTACGAGTTTCTGCCTCATCTATCGACGGCACAGTACAACAGCGCTCTCGCGAGAGGGAGGCGCTCATCCGTCGGCGCAATCAAGCGCCAAGCAAGACAGATATCGAAGCTGATTTCAGCAGAAGGCGGCGAGCTGACGAAATGGTTCGTCTCGACCGGCCTCGAGGATAGCTACAGCGACGCAGCGTATAGGCGGATCGCGGCAATTCTCAAAAACGAACTGCCACCAGAAACCTTTTTAGTCAGATCACCAAGGCGAACGTATGAGAACCGCATTGATCGCATCCATGCTGATGGCGTCGAGCTGCACGGGGACTCTCCAGGGTACTCCAGTGCCGGCAATTGCATATCAAACAACGACGGAACGGATATCGATTTTGCAGGACGAGCGGAACCAAACGACGGTCGAATACAGGCGTCCGAAGTGTCTACTTACATCCGACGAGCAAGAGACAACAACTGCCACTTTCTCCTCTGGTGGGGCGGCCCCCAAGGAATCACTAGTCGGTTTCGTTATCCAAGGGATCGGGCTTTTGTTCTCGATCCTAAAACTTTCAATTTTATAAACCACCTTTTAAGGGGTGACCTATGAACAAAGCAACAATCATTGAAGCATTGAAGAAAGGCGCGAAGGCTTTCGCTATCGCGTTTCTCGGAGCTCTCGGTTTCGGCGCGGTTAGTCCTGACCTGATCGCTAACATCCTTAAGCTCTTGGGAGTCTAATCAATGGCAGATTCTAGCGTAGAAATTACGGCGGGATCGGGAACGCCTGTCGATACTCGTACCGTGGGAACGGGCGATCATCGGCAGGTGGTTGTCCTCGGCGACCCGACCACGAATACCGGCGTCGCGCCTGTAGATGTTACTTACGGCCTCGCGGTTGACGTAAAGCGATCCGAGCTACCCTCTGGGGCGGCAACGGCAGCCAGGCAGGACACCGGCAACACCTCTCTATCTAGTATAGATGGGAAGGTAACAGCCTGTAACACGGGGGCGGTTGTAGTTTCATCCTCGGCCCTTCCGTCAGGTGCGGCAACATCGGCGAATCAGGACACGGGCAACGCCTCACTTTCAAGCATAGACGGCAAAACCCCTGCGCTCGGACAGGCTCTTGCAGCGGCTTCTGTGCCCGTAGTTCTGACAGCGGCCCAGGTTTCTACGTTGACACCTCCGGCAGCTATAACCGGATTCGCCACAGAATCAACGCTTTCGACTCTAAACGGCAAAGTTACCGCAGTAAATACGGGTGCGGTAGTCGTATCAAGCTCGGCACTCCCGAGCGGCGCCTCTACTCTCGCAGAGCAACAATCTCAGACGACATCTCTTCAGTTAATTGACGACGCTATAGCCACAACGGCCTCGGCTATTACCTCCAAAGGGATGGCGGTATCTGGCACCGACGGGACTAACGCCCGAGTATTAAAAACCGACTCAAGCGGAGAGTTACAGGTAGACGTTCTTAGTATGCCAACGACCACGGTTACGGGCACGGTAGCGGCTACGCAGTCCGGTACCTGGAACGTCACCAACGTATCGGGCACCGTCTCACTTCCAACCGGCGCATCTACCGAGGCCACGCTCTCGACGCTTAACGGGAAGGTAACTGCATGCAACACAGGCGCGGTTACTATAAGCGCGGCGCTACCAGCAGGAACGAACGCAATCGGGAAGCTATCGGCCAATAGCGGTGTCGATATCGGTGACGTTGATATCACCTCGATAGTACCCGGCACGAGCGCGACGAGCCTGGGCAAGGCCGAGGATGCGGCGCACACGACCGGAGATACAGGGGTAATGCTCTTGGCGGTTCGTAACGACTCGGCGGCGACATTCGCCGGAACTACGGGCGACTACTCCGCGATAGCGGTTAACAGCGTCGGGGCAGTTCAGATTAACATCGATGCGGGCTCGCAAACGGGAACCTCTTTGATTCGTTCAGAGGATGCGGCGGCATCGACAGGGCAGCCAGGCGTTCCGGCATTATTTAAGCGTACCGATGCGCTCGCGTCTCAAACATCAACAGATGGCGACTACTCGCTTCCAACGTGTAACGCTCACGGCGCGATGTATACCGATCCGATTCGTCGGGGTACGTTTACACATACGCAGCCGACAATTGCAAACACTACAAGTGTGACGCTAGTAGCATCAAACGCCGAGCGGAGGTACTTGCTAATACAAAACAACTCAGCGGCAAATATCTTGGTTAGCCTTAATAACGACACGCTGACAGGTATCGCGCCAACGTCTACTAATCTCGGGATCGTTATAGCTGCGGGAGCGGCCTACGAGTCGCCTCCGAACGCTTGCCCAACGGCGGCAGTCACCGTTTATCAAAGTAGCGGCGGCAGTATCAACACGGTGTCGGTTATAGAGGGATCTTAGGATGCCAATATCGACAGCGATTCCAAAAGTAACACCGGCGCTTTTGAAATCAACGTATACACCAACGGAGCCAGAGACGGGGTTTAATCCTGCCGACTACGGGACGCCCCTTTTCTGGCTCGACGCGAGCGACGCGGCGTATGTTTTGGACTCGGGCGGATCGGCGTCGGTGAACAACGGGAAGGTCGATAAGTGGACGGATAGAACCGGCAACACGCGAAACGCCCGGCAGACTACCGACGCGAATCGACCGATATTCAAAACGAATCAGCAGAACTCTCTTAGCGTGATTGATTTTACCAATACGTCAAATCAGTATTTCACGTTCGAGAACGCTACCGACGTAGCAAAGAACCGGGCGGGGCTCACGCTAATGATGGTGCATAAGCCAGTTCTACAGGAACAATACCAAGTAGAATTCTACATTCAAGACAACGGCGGCGCGGATAGACTCTCGATATACGTCACCAACCAGGACACCACCAATTACAAGCCACAGGCCGATATCAATCGCACAGACGGCGGCTCGGCTTACGGGCTATACGACGCGAATAGCCTACCGTACGGCTCGTGGGATATTCTCTTCTGGGTTTTCGACTTCGCAAACGGCGACTGGTCAATTTACAATCGGAACTCGACGGTAAGAGCCGAGACGACCTCGAGCTTTGGTGGCACCGGGAGCACCTCGAACACAGTCGCCAACGTAGAACCACAGATTGCACAGTATAGCGGCTCTTATAAGTTCAACGGGCAGATGGGCGAAATGGTTATGTGGGATTCGGCACTCTCGAGCGGCACTATAGGCAGCATCAAAACGGCTTGCGGATCTACTAAGTGGGGGTTAACCGTAGCATGAGCTTACTACTACTTTTCCGATCAACAGTTATCACGCCGGGCACCCCGGTCGTTACGATTCGAGCGCCTCGTAAGGCAATCTCGGCCAAGTCTGGATCTCTTCTCAAGCTTCGCGCTAAGGCTAAAAAACTTTTCAAGGTATAACCGTGGACCAATACGATCACATAGTAAAAACACCAACCGAGCTCAAAACCCTGGCGATAGACTTCACCGACCAGCTAGGGACGGGCGTAACCATATCAAGCGGCACGGTTGCAGCGGTAGACATGGAGAGCGGTGCGACTACGAGCGGCACCGTATTGGGTAGCACCACTGCCACGATAAGCGGCAACGAGGCGCGAACGGTGATAAGAGCGGGCACTAACGGCACAGATCACAGAATCACGTTTACCGTGACGCTATCAGACTCCTCCGTGCTTCAGTACACCGTAGTGATGGAAGTCAGGGCTTAGGCGCGGCGGCCTTCACGTTCGAGGTAGTGGCCCATATTAGAGCGACGACCCAACCGATAAACGTCCAGCCGAGAAGTAAGTTGATTAGAAATATCGGCGTGATCTCCTTATGGGCTCGGGTCGCAGCAACCATCCACGGAATAAAATAAAGCAGCAAAGCCCCGAGCAGAAAAAAAGGCCCGCCTAGATACTTCCACTGAGCACCAATTCTTTCCTGAATCTCGCCCCAGTTCTGTGCAAAATACAGAAGAATACCCCACCCGCCAAAACCATACATAGCAGCCACACGCAACGACTTAACGCTCTTATGAGTAGTAGCCAGGTAGGTCGTCACACCACCCATTACAACAAACAACCAAACACTCTTCATCAATTCTGAATCCACAACAACACCCCTCTATCACCTAGACTGATTAACATTTGCTCGCGTAAATCCCTATGCTCGTGAATTCTACGCAGTTCAATTCGCTAATCAACCTTTCTTTTCCGTCTTTCAATCTTTGGCAGAGCCGCGAGATCGCCCTTAATAGAGCGATATATCTCGTCGAAACTAAAGCCTCCATGACCAACGGCTAGTTCAATTAACGCGATTACAGTCTTTCCGCTCGGGTTTTTTGTCTCGGTCAAAAGCTGTTTTAACTGACTTTGAGAGATACCCAAGTACTGGGCAATACGGTAGTCCGTCCAGAATTTAACGTCTGATTTCCGTAACTTAGACCTAACAATTGATGCGCTTTTCATGTGCATAAAGTCACCCAAAACAAAAAAATGCAAAATAATACTTTTCTTTATACTACTACTTGACGAGATATTACATCGTAGATAGTATATACAGGTATAGCATAACATAAAATAGTATTGGGAGAGGCAAAAATGCAAAAACCAAGAACGGCAACAAATAGCGAAGCGGTAGCAATCTCGCTCTTGAACTGGGCACGAGCGGCAACCAAGTGCCTCAACGGTAAAAAGCGCAAGACGGCGGCGATGAAGAGACGGCTTCAGGATTTAAAGATTATCGATGGGGGGAGTATATGAGCGACTGGAGACAAGAGGAGTTAGAGGTGCTCAGGGCGACGGTAGCGAAGCAGCGAGAGCTGATCTCGAAGCTAGAGACGGCGCTACACGAGTCCGGGCACTGCGCGACGTGCGAACAGTGCGACGGCTTGGTACTCGATTACAAGTCGAGCGGAATAGGGGACTACTGCTCTATTGAGTGCGAGGAGATCGCGGAGCAACAGCAAGAGGCAGACGAGGAAGATTTAAAGGCTAAAGAAGCTGACTATATAAGAGGGAGATAGGAACATGAGTACAGACATAAGCGTATTAGCGAAGAAGATCGAAACGGACAATCGGTTGATGACAGAAGGGGGTGGCAACACGCTTGCGACCTACGCGACCGGAATCGATGCGAAATTTCGAATCTGCCAGATGCTTCAGCAGTCGCAGATCTTACCGAAGGCACTCAGCACCCCACAGGCAATATTGGCGGTTGTGTTGATGGGGCAGGAGTTCGGCTTCGCTCCTCTGATTTCTTGCCACATCTTCGACTTTATACAGGGCAGGGCAACGATGCGGGCGGCGGGTATGGCGGCGCTATGCACTAAAGAGGGGGGCACCTTCCACGTTGTCTCGAACACTTCGACATCCTGCAAGATCCGAGCGGTTCGGCCCTCTCGAAAGTGGGAGGAGACGTTTGAGTTCACGCTCGAAATGGCGAAGCGGATGGGCTTAGCGGGTAAGGACAATTGGATAAAGAACCCCGAGGCAATGCTCTACGCTCGATGCGTCTCGGTACTAGCGCGACGAGGTTGGGCCGACGTTCTCGGCGGCTTGAAGTCGAGCGAGGAGATGCAAGACGAGGAGATAGTAGAAGGGGAGCCGGAGCCTACTACGGTGCGCGTAATGGAGTCGGTAGAGGCTAGGACCACTGAGGCGGCCCAGGCGATCACTGCCGAGTTTGCGGGACAGGTTGATGCGGAAGGGGAGGTAATAGATGAAGCCCCGAAGCCCCAACTCTCCGATCTCAAGTCGGTCGGTGAGGTTAAGGCGCGGCAGAAACTAGAGCAGCTCAAACTAAAAACAGCAGACAGCATTTAAGGGGAATCAATGGAGCTAATAACAACAGAAGCACACCAACAGGCAGAGCAGATCGCGGACGTTCTCGCGACGTTCGAAACCTACGTTGTGGCGACAGACGAGGAGTATACGGCGGCGGCTGACCACTTAAAGGCGGTAAAGGCCAAGTCTAAAGAGCTAGAGGCGCTCAGAAAGGAGATGACCAGGCCGCTCGATGAGTCAAAGGCGAAGATCATGGAGTTCTTTCGTCGGCCCTCCTCGATGCTCGAGAGAGCGGAGGGGCTTATTAAGAACGCCATGAGCGGTTGGCACCAGAAGCAAGAAGCGATCAGAGAGGCGCAGAGGCGCGAGCAACAACGACAGCTAGACGAGATTCGAGCCGCTCAAACGGCGAAGCTAGAGGCCGAGGCGGCTGCGAAGCTCAAAGAGGGGAGAGAGGCCGAGGCTATGGCGTGTCTCGTTGCCGCCGAGGAGCTCCCGACGACCGTTAAGATCGCGGCCGCACCAAAGCTGGCAGGGGTGTCTTACAGAACCCTGTGGCGGTGGAAGGTAGTTGACTTCAAGGCGCTTCCAGACCAGTGCAAGATGGTCAACGACAAGGTGCTCAACGCAATGGTCGTGAGTACGAAAGGGGAGACTCGGATCCCAGGGGTAGAGGTTTATTCGGAGCAGGTGGTGGCGAGCAGGTGAGGCTTGATCGAGCGTCTCGCGTGAGGCGCTCCTTCAATCCGAGCAATTAAGCCGGATTGGTTATAGAGAGATAAAGGTTATGAAAAACACACAAAAGATGATCGTGGTTGCTGGGTTGGTTGCTTTGACTGGATGCGCGGGGAACTTGAGCGTAGCGGGGGAGCAAGCGACCTTGAGCGGCTCACCGGAAGGGCTGCGGGCGATGTTCGACGGCATGAACGGGATGATCAGCAATGGCAAGGCATCACCCGACAAGAATACGGCGCACTGGCAGATGCGAAACAAGCAGGAGAAGGAGAGGACAAAGCGAGAGATGACACCCTCTTTCTTGGCTTCAATCTTCGCAAGAAACGGGGCTTCTAACGTGACTAATGTTGATACAGGGGAAAGCAATGAAATCGAGTAGAGATCGGGAACAGGTTGAATTTTACACGGAGGTTTTATGCATGAGCTTACTAAGTATTTTCTTTACGGTAGTTCTTTTTATTTCGTTGTTTACGTTTTGAGCGCGATACCGCTCACAAAATTCTAGCTGTTTAACCTTTGGCCCTTCTCCGGTTCCACTGGGGAGGGGCTTTTTATCGGAGGCGATATGAAAAGAGCAGCACTGATCGCATCGGCGGTTTTGGGGCTTGGTTCTATGGTTGCGGATTCTATTGCAACAGAGTTGCAACTAGGAAACGGCACGAAAGAGGCCCGTTTTGAGCGCGAGAAGCGCAGGATCTCACGGCAGTTTGCGATCTCGGTGCCGACGATAGATGCGCTCACATTCGTGGAGAGCTCGAACAACCCACGAGCACGATCAGGCGCGGGGGCATACGGCCTGATGCAAATCAATAAAGCACACGTCGGCGGGGTTTTATGCCCAGAGGCTCGAAGCATAGAGGATCTATACAACCCGGTGATCAACACCACCTGCGGGGCTCGCATCCTGCGCTATGAGCTGAATAGATACAGCGACGATCTCGCCCTTGCGCTGGCCGCGTATAACGGCGGCCCGAAGTGCGTCAAGGGCGGGCGCATCGTGTGCAAAGAATCTTGGACACATTCTGAGCGGGTTTTATTAAGAATCGCTAGAGATCTGGGAAACTAAATCCCGGCCAATTTACTATCTTATTCCCTCGATAAAAAAATCAATAAAGATCTTGACTCTTAGGCCCGACATATATCATCATAGTGATATAGAGATTGATGATTTATTTATTTATTGGGAGAGTTATGAAAAAAGTTGATGGCCTTGAATTTATCAGCGAATCAGAGAGAAGCAATCAAATTTCGATAGCGTTGGGGTTCAACCCGGAGGCGCGATTTGTAGCATGCGCGGAAGAGGATCGAAGGCTTCATGTAACTGCGACCATGGCCAAGCCAGAAGAATGGATCGCTCTTCTAGGCGCGGCTTCGAATTTGCGCGAATTCAAAGGGATGGAACTAGTTTTTCACGGCTTCGACGCGGATCAAGAGTGGGTTATTTTGGGCCGAAAAGCCTTCGAAAAAAGAGACTATCTGCGCAGCCTCGACTCCTATGCGGACCTGGAATTTGATTCGCAAGGGAATATTATTGGTAGTAAAAAATAAAAAACTTGGGAGGGCGGAATAAGTGAATAAAAAAATGAGATCTTCAAAATATGTCTCGGTTTATTTGCCAGAAGAAACTAGGCGACAGCTTGCCGAGCTGTCGAAGCGGTGGGGCGAGAACGCAAGCTCTGCAATGCGCAGAGCAATTGAGCGAGCATACCTAGAACTCAAAACGGCAGTTGATAAAAAGTTGTTGACGTAAAATTGGCTCAGGCGTAACCTTGCTGTACCCCGAACGAGAATTATAGTTTCCGACGTTCTTCTCGATTCGGGTTTTTAAAAACCCGCTCAAACACAAAAAAACCCGCGATTTCTCGCAGGTTCTTAGGTGAGAGAGCATTTCAGGTACAAGCTGAAATGACCAGCCCACACGAAAATAATAGCCTCGAAAAACAGAAAAAGACAAGCACGAAATCAGGTGAATGGTTTAGACACGACTACCATTCGAGGAATGATAAGAAAATTTCGCAGCTAAGGATGCTTCACGGCGCTCGAGGGTACGGCCTGTACCTGATGATTATAGAAATGATCTACGAGAATGGCGGGGGCTTAGATCTCCAGTCACCCACAGATCTAAAGGCGCTCGAGTGGGAGCTCAGAGAGGAGAACATCAAAGAATTCATAGACGACCTTGTAAAGATCGGCCTTCTGCGTGACTGCACGGACGGAAAGGGCATTTTTATATCGGGGCGCGTCTTAGACGAGCTGAAGGTTAGAACGGAGAAAAGTATCGCGGCTCAGAAGGCCGTTGAAGTACGCGAGGCGCGTCGCTCATCACCCAAAAAGCGGTCGATCATCGGTCGATCATCGGACGATGATCCAATACAAGACAATACAGTACAGACATTACAAACAAACAACACAGCACAAGAGATACAAATACCCGCTTACGCGGTTGGTAAAAATAAAATCGGTCAAAATGTTTTTGTTACCACTGAGCAGTATTCGAAACTCCGGGCGAAATACGCTGAATCTGGGCTCGGTGAAGACTACCTCAAGCGGGCGGTCGATATTCTTGACGGCTACTACGCAAAAAGGGTCGGCCCGAAATCCACCAAAACAAATCGGGACCAATACACAGATGATTATCTGGTTCTGATTGGCTGGCCCCTCAAGAACGTGATCGACGAAGCGGCATCGGCTGCAAGGCTCAAGAATTCACGGAACGTAGGCAACGCGGGCGCTTCTGGCAAGCCACAGCAACCACAACCACAGCCCCTCAAGGGAACAGTCGGGCAGGTTTTAGCTAGCATCACGGGGGCACGATGAAACACTACAGCCTAACACTAGACAACAAAAGCAAGGCCGGTTTCAAAGAGCCATCCACCTACACATTCGAAAAGTGCGACGCAACAGAGCGCAATGAGTATGTCGACATGATGAACGCGGTTGGAAGCGTACCGGTGCTTCGAAAGATCGGCGACAACAGGTGGGCCTTGAGCTGGGAGCGCAAGGAGCTAGTCGGCAACCTCAAGAAGTGCATACGCGGGAATCGCGAGTATTTCGTGGCGGAGGACTAATGCAAAACCGAGTGAGGATGCCAATCCCGCACCTTGACGAGCTTGATCCGATCACTCGTCACGCTTTTAGGATCTGGATCAAGGCCAACCCGGAAGTGTGGATCGCCTTCGTGAAAGCCTGTTTCGACCTCTGGGAGAGAGGGATCAGGAAGTACGGAGCCAAAACAATCCGGGAGCATATCCGATACGAGCACGACATCAAGACAACCGACGAGCGCGGGCACTGGAAGCTGAATAACGATTACGCAGCGTACACGGCGCGGGCGGTGGCTGATTACTATCCACAATTTAAGGACTTCTTTGAGTTCCGAGCGGTGACGGGACTTAAGCGAGTTAAGGCAGAGGCAGCATGAGATCAATCGAACACCAACACGCCAAGAAGGTCGCACAGTGGGCGCGAATAAACGCCCGGAAATGGCCCGAGCTTGAGTTACTTTATGCGATTCCTAACGGTGGTAAGAGGGATCTGCGGGTGGCAACCAAGCTCAAGGCTGAAGGCGTAAAGCGGGGAGTGCCCGACTACTGCTTGCCAGTGGCGCGGGGCTCATTCCATGGGCTTTATATCGAACTGAAATCACCAACAGGCAGGGCGACCGTTGAACAGAATTGGTGGCTCAAGAAATTGGTGAAGGAAGGGTACGCGGCGGGAATCTGCAAAGGGGCAGACGAGGCGATTAGGATTTTAACGACGTATTTAGGCAAATAGGAGAGAGAGATGGAATACCACAAAGGCGGCAGACCAAAAGAGGGAGAGCCGATACATCCAGAAATTGGCGAGATGATAATTCCCAGAGTCGAAACGAGCGAGGTAGCAGCGATCTTTTTGGGTGCGGTGGATGCAGCGAAGGAGCGAGGCAGGAAGGAGGCGCTCAAGGAGGTTTTCGACACGCTGGACAAATTGCGTGGCAAGGACGGCTGCGTGGCCGTTGATGTTTTGAAGAGAGTTTTGGGAGAGAAAAGATGAGCAATTGCAGAAGTTGTGATGCAAAAATTGAATGGGTCAAAACGAAAGAGGGCAAAAATATGCCGGTCGATCCCGAAGAGTTACACCATGATGAGTGTAAGGAGGGCGACAAGCTCGTGATGTTTGATGGTGGTGTGATTACGGTTAGCAAAGCTCAGAGCCTCCCGAATGTAACCGGACGGGTATCACACTTCTCAACTTGTCCTGATGCCAATCAATGGAGAAAAACAAAATGAAACTCGACAAATGGCCCGAAGAGATTGAGTGCGCCGGGTGGAGGTGGAAGAAGCACGACGAAAAACATCCATGCGGGGTTTTCTATGCGATGTCTAAAAAGACCTACACACCACCAACAATGCGGGAGATCATGGAACATCTGCTGAAGGGTGGGTGGGTGCGATACGCCGATTACTCGAATGCAGACTACTACTACAGAATGAAATCGGATGGTGAACTAGAGTATTCGTTCAAGCGACATGATAGCAAAGCTGAAGAGTGGAAAGAGACTGGGTTTAGCAGTCGATTCAAAGGCAGCTTTGACAAGTTCCATCTTATAGATCCTTACGAGTGGTTTAAAGGAGAAGAGAAATGACTACCAAACCGAAGTTCGGCGAGTGGATGTTTTGAAGAGAGTTTTGGGGGGAAAGATGAGCAACAATAAAAACAATACAGGCAACTGGAACAGCGGCAACTGGAACAGCGGCGACAGGAACAGCAACAACTGGAACAGCGGCCACGGGAACAGCGGCAACTGGAACAGCGGCAACAGGAACAGCGGCAACAGGAACAGCGGCGACAGGAACAGCGGCGACGGGAACAGCGGCCACGGGAACAGCGGCGACAGGAACAGCGGCAACTGGAACAGCGGCAACTGGAACAGCGGCTACGGGAACAGCGGCGACAGGAACAGCGGCCTTTTCTGTACTATCGAGCCGAGCGTTGTTTGTTTTAATAAGCCAACTAATAAAAAGTTCTTAGAGATAGATCACCCCTCGCTGGCCAGCTATCAGCTCACTGAATTCGTAGAGTCGAAAGATATGACCCAAGCTGAAAAAGAGAAGTTCCCGAACCACGGCAATGTCGGTGGTTGCTTAAGGACTTATACCTATAAAGAAATGTGGGCGCGAGGATGGGCAAGAGACTCAGAGGAGAACAAAGCTAAATTCTTGGCGCTTCCTAATTTCGACGCAGATATTTTTTTTGAAATTACCGGAATCGACGTCCGGACGAAGGAATCTGGTTGTGCTGGAAAGGTTGTGGAGATTGAGGGCAAGAAATACAGATTGGAGGAAGTTAAATGAAAACCCTCCTAGTCACCATAGTATTCCTGACCCAAAACGTAGACTTCGACCGCTCACAAGTACCGGGGTTTATCGAGGCGTACAAAGCGAAATACGAACAGCAGATAGGCCAGCCGATACAGTACAAGGTGCGCTATCTCAACACCAAGGCTTGCTCAAAGTGGGCTAACGACATCGGCACAAGCGCGAGGGCTAAGAGGTGGTATTGCTTGGCGGGACTAGCGAGAAGGAGGTTCTCAAAGGGTCAGGCGGTGCATTTCCTGGTCCCTCCTGTTGTGGTGAACGGCGTGAAGTGGATGTCGGGCGTATCCAGCATGAAGTGCAACTCTGCTATCAGCTACTCCGTGATTGAGAATTTCAACTCTAAGGGCGAAGCGCGATGGCTCAATTCTGCTGTGGCAATGGCTCATGAGATTGGGCACAGCTTAGGTGCCGAGCACGTTTCGACACCTACGGTTATGAACGCAGGGGCCCTTGCGCTAGTCAAAGACGAGCTGTTGGATTTTGATCCTATCAGTTTACAGGAAATGGGGAGGTGCTTTTGATGAACACCGATAGCGACCCGACAATCTGCAAAGAGTGCGGGAAGAAATACGATCAGGTGGTTGGCTATGACCCAGGCACTACGGCCTCTCAGCCGGTGGTTGTGTACCTATGCGTAGAGTGCAGCTTGAAGAGTAAGTTTTTAGACAAGGACGCGAGCGATGAGTAAATATAACGACAATGCACACCCTACACAGGTGGCTTACGCAGACGGCATTAAGTACGGGCTAGAGCTGGCAGAAAGAACAATTCGAGAAGCTTACCTGGCGGGATTCGATAGAGGGTATGACTGTTGCGACGCTGTAGCGGCACTCGAAGCAAGCGTATCCGAAGAGACTGCGGAGCTTTGCTATAAACAGTGGGTAAAGAGTAACGAAGTAAAACCAGTTGGGACTGGCAGAGGAGGCAAGCGATGAGTGACTACGATCTGTTTCTTTGGATATTCCTAGCGACAGCGGTAATCACCCTGATGGTTGCTATGGCTGATTTCTTTGGAGGCGAGCGATGACCGACACGAAGCAGAAGCCGGATGAAGTACCTGAGTGGGTGTGGTGCGACGAAGATGTTTGGGACTGGCAGCGGTATCTCATGGGACTACCTGATGCAGATGTGAAAAGGATGATTGAAAAGATAAAGCACCAAATAATACAGATGCATTCGATGTCATACCAGGCCGGATTCGAGGATGGGGTAAGTCATGCGGAAAGGGATATTCGAGACGAGTTAGACGCAGCTTGGGAATCTGGACGAGAAAGAGGATGGGAGGATAGAGAGTAATGGAAAATAAGCAGAAGCCGGATGGATACGTCGCGTGGCACCCGAAGTATGGGTACGACAGATCGCGCCAAGATGGAACAATAACGATTTACAAAGGGAAAAAGGGCGCTCGGTGGAGTAAGTGCCCATATAAAGGACGATGCTGCTTTAACGGGGGAGGGTACAAGGTGGTTCCCGTGAAACTAGTGTTTTTAGACGAGGGGGAGAAGTGAGCTGGCCAACAATAAGAATACCAGGACCAAGATCGTCGGGTAAATGGACCGCCGGAGATATTCAAATCCTATGCTTCCGATTTTCTGACAGGTATCCAACGAGGTTGAATAATTTTCTATGGGACGTTCGAGGCTGGCCTGTAATTGGGTGGGTAACAACTCTCTGGGCTAGAGGGGGTTTACTTACCTGCCTGGGATGCCGCAAGAAAATTTGGCCTAGTGAGGGGTGTGGCGATATGGGGAACGCGCTCGCCGATGACAAAAGATATCTATGCGCTAGGTGCGACAATCAGATCAGAGATCATGGGGATTTGTGGAGGCGGGAATATGAAGGACGATGGACGGTTCCATCAGAGGAGACAGAAAATGACAAAGCCGATTGAGGGGTGGGTGGAGATTTATGGGAATGAGCCTTACATATTTTGCGACGGGCACACGAAAGAGGGAGAGCCTTTTGCAAGAAGGATACACGTCCATTTAGACGATCCAGAAGCTTTCTCGTCGGCCCGTTTTTGCCCCGTCAAACTCACCTTCACCGATGAGAACGAGGAGGACAAGTTCGTCCGCACTATCAAGTACAAGCACCTAGAGATCATTAGGAACGAAAGCGACATCCCACAGCCCGTGGTAGAGAAAGAGATCGCAGACGCTATCAGGGAGGAGAGGAAAGCGATTTGGGATCGAGTAAGGGGAAGTAGTTGGAGCTATAATGCAATTAAGAAAGCGATTCTTGGGGAGAAGAAATGAGCAAAAACGATCCTGTATTCGGTGTAAATCTTGGAAAGTTTGATTACCCGTCAGTTACAACGGACGTGCACTACTCGAAGGTGTTCTGTCACCTAGACGATGAAGAGCTTAGAAAGATAACTCAGGCTGTGTTGTCGGCGCTAACTGGAGAGGGGTGGGAATATAAGTTGGTGCGAGTCACTAAGAACGAGGGGGAGAAATGAGCCGCGATCCAAGATTCTGGACAAAGGACCGGAAAGATCTTTTCGAGGAGTGGCTCGACGAGACGATCGAGGATATGGGCCTCGAGGAGATAGATCGACAGCTAAGATCGGGAATAATTCGACAGGTCGGCGAGCTAGTCGAGGAGGCGTACGAGCGCGGGGCTATTGAAGTTTTAGAACAAATCGAGAGGCAATAATGAGGAACCAGATTGATGCAGATGAGAGATCTATTCGAGCCATAGTTTCGGTGTTCTTCGCGGCGGTGGTGGCGATGCTACTCCTGGGGATTATCTACTCAGCCCGGGCAGACTACGAGGCCGATCTATCCCTATACAATTCGAACATGAGGCGGTTCGCGCAGGTGCATAGAGGCACAATAGACGATCCGGCGGTAGGGTTCGATCCCAAGCTCGCGGCCTACTACTACGATGCTGCGCTAGTATACAACCAAATCGCTCAGGTAACGGGCGACAATACTTACTTCGATTACGCAGAGAAGTGGGCGCGGTTTTTTGCGGAGCAGTACGCGCTACCGGCGAACGGGAACATCCCGGGCTTTTGGAACTTTACGAGCGGCATGCGTAGAGCCTACGAGCGAGGCGGCACACCGTCACTTAGAGCGGCGGTGGTGGCTATCTCTCAGAACGGCGCATACGTTCGAGACGCAACCACAGAGGACACCACGAACCCAGATCTTAGTAGGGAGGTGGCGTACGGGATTCGCGCTCTTGTCGATGCGGCATCGATGGGAGCACCTCGGCAGTATCGCCTTGATAAGCTAATAAGCGACGCAAGGGGGCATTTAAGGCGGTGGTGTGTGCTCCAGAACGCCCCATACGTTCGGCCCTTTATGGTGGCTTTAACGGTCGAAGCGCTCGTATACGCGAACGCTGCGGCGGCCTCACAGGTGGATATACAGTCGTGCGCTCAATATATCTGGACGAATAATTGGGACTCGGGCGCGAAGGCGTTTCGGTACACAGATCGGAGCATCGGCAACGCCGACGATCTCAGCCCGCAACCTGATCTCAATCTTTTAATTTTACCAGTTTACGGTTGGCTTAATCAAAGGGGGCTAGGATGGCAGACGCAGATAGAGGCTATTTTGAAAGGAGGAGTTATGCGAACAGACTCCTCTGGGCAATTTCACAGTGGGGGCGCCTTCTTATTTGGGGTGAAGCAGTTCAACCAGAATCACAGAAGTGCGATACCGTATCTACTTGCAGCGTCGATCCCGCCTACTCCAACACCCTCGTTGCAACCTACGCCCACACCGACCCCAACACCGGAGCCCTCTCCTACGCAGTCACCTTCTCCGACGCCTACTTCGACCCCGTGCCCAAGGCCGAAAACCTTGACCCTGAAGTATACCGACTGCCGAATCAATCGACTCGTACAGATCAACGGGCTGACAGAGTAACGGAGCTTAATGCGTTTAGAGCCGGATATCTCTCAGCAACCTACGGGGGGCGGCTGTGGGACTCCTGGCAGGTTTATATGGGGGGCAAGAATGAAGATTAACGCGAACCTATCTTTACCAACGGCGATCGGCCTACTGGAGCGGGTGTGCATAGAGTACGCACTCTCCCAGTACGGCGGCGTGGTTAGTGACGCGGCTAAGTTTTTAAATGTTAGAAGGTCAACTCTACATGAAAAGATACGAAGGCTTGGAATTAGTGCGAACGACTACCGGAGAAAGAGCTATGCCTGTCCAATCGATCAGGCAGCAATTACTTAGGGACTCGTTTTGTACCGTGAGAGCGTTCCCGGCAATCCCTGGGGTTGACGTTTCGGGGGTATGGATCGAGATGGGTGGCCCTCTTGCGCATCTAGGGGGCATGCGACTTGCCGGACATACCAGGCTCCAGTCGATACGAGCGAAGATAGACGCGGCGAGGACGTTGTTCGCATCGACGCTCGTAGAGTCGGCGCTATCGTTCCCGTACTTTGGTGCTCGACCTGTATGCGTTCAGGTGCTTGTGGCAGGGCAGATACCGCTCAAAGATCCCCACTCATACCCCAAGATAGTCGGATCCTGGCTCAAGTCGTGCGGTGTCATTGAATCGGACAGGCAAGCGGAGATTCACATATACCAAAAGTCTCGCTACCCGAATCTTAATTACGCACCGGGAACGACGCTAATAGTTATTCAGGATGCGCTAAACGTCACGGATTTAAGAGAGGAGGTTCTGCTTGAGGAAAGGAAACGGAGTACACAACCTAGTAGGGGAATGGTCGGACGTTCGGGCGTGCGAGATTACCGAGCCCGAGCAGAGATTGGCAATCGCAGTGGTGACACGGGCGATCTTTGATGCTTGCACGACTAGCAGAAGAAGCCAGGACATTCGTATGCTTAGGCGCAACGCCTTTGCCTTTATGTGCGGCAATAGAAGCGACAAGGTAGCGCGCTCGTTTCGGTGGTGGCTCTCGTTCTTTGTTGCCGACGTAGAGGACGCTAGAAAGAAGATTATTAGCTTCTGCCGCAGTCAAGCAGTTGACAGGTGCGACATGCAACGAAAGGGATCGTGGTACGTTCATCGGCTACTAACAGAGGTTGCTCTCAAAGAAAAGGATCTTACAGAAAAAGATTTACGGTGATATTCTCATGATGGAACAAAAGCCTGTATTTCCTTTCGGCTCGGTCGGCCACGCATTAGCATACTACAACAAAAGCAATCCAGCGCGGCAGAAGCACGTTAATTTCTACGAGCCCGAGCGCTTCCATAAGCCACAGGAAGACGATTTCACAGGCGGTTCACCCAGAGATATCTGGAGCTCCATAGCCATCGGCATGGGGCGAGTCATGCGCTACTCAACGCACGAAGAGTACTGGGCGTTCACTTGGCGCTATATCGGCGATAGAACAGAGCAGAAATCATGCGAGGACATTGCCAAAGAGCTCGGATGCTCAGTAGGCAGAGTTTACCGCATGCTTCGAAAGATAGAGGAGCGGCTCGAGCGGGAATTCGTCCGGCGCGAGCTAATAGAGCCTGAACCCGAGAGGGTAAAGGATTAACCCAGTTCACTACAGGTCGGTAAATAGAGGTATATGATCTCTAAGAAGCGCGCCAAAAACATACGGGCAGCGCAAGACCAATACATAACGCTGACCCTTGAGGGGAAGCAGAACCAGAAACAGATTTGTGAGGCCGTCGGGATCTCTCAAAAGACGGCATGCGCCTGGAAGCACAACGAGGAGTTCATAGAGCGGCTTGAAGAGCGACGCAAAGCCAAGGAGGCAGCGTTCTCGGATACCAAGGCCAAGCTCGAAGATGAGCTACTCCAGAACGCGATTGAGTGCATTAGGCAAGCGACCCAAGACCCTGAACAGGGCAAGGTTGCTCTTGAGGTGCTTGCGGCTCTTATGCCTGAGACATGGGACGCAGCCATAAGGCGAAAGATTTGGGAAAAGAAGAATATAGAGGAGGGAGCGGGGGCACCTCCGGCGATTACTCTCACGCGCTCAATAGAGCCGTTGAGACTCATTAAGAGCGACAAAGAGGCGGCAGAAGAGTGACCGAAGCCGCGACCCACATCGAGGTAATACCTTGGTGGGTATACGACAGATTAGAAGACAGGACACAGGATAGAACAAATTGGATTACCGGCGGGCTCGGTAGCGGCAAAACCTACGGTACGGCCTTATGGCATATTCAAAGGTGTTTCGATAACTACAAGAGCCCATATAGCTGGATAGTTGGCCCGACATACGCGAAGCTCGAGTCGATATACATACCGGCGTTTATAGAGGCTTTCTATAACACATATCGAATGGTGGACGGCGTTCACTATTCGGTAGTGGGGGGCAACGCGCTACGAATAAAGATTAAGCGCACCGGGCAAGAGATTTTAGGACATAGCGCCAATAAGTGGCGGTTAATGGTGGGAGAGAATATCTCTCACTGGAGCGCGACAGAGGTCGGCTATTACCCTTCTCGCGACTGGTACGATAAGTGCCAAAGCCGAGCACGATGCCCAAAGGCTGCGATTATTCAGGGGCAGGGCGAAGGCACTCCGGAAGGGACGGAGAACTGGTACGCAGATGCGGCCAACTTCGACGAGATAGACTTAGAGCGAAACGCAACCCGGACGATATTACACACCGAGGACAACCCGCACCGGCGACCTGGATACGTTGATAAACTAAAGCAGATTTACGCATACGACCCAGGAAGATTAGAGAGCTACCTATTCGGGCGATTCGTGCCGTTCACTAAAGGGACGGCCTACTGGGAGTTTCTACACTCTCGGAACGTGGTGCTCGACGTTAAGCCGAGCAAGCACTTACCGCTCTTACTTTGTTGGGACTTCAACAAAAGCCCGCTCGCGTGGGTAGTTATGCAGCGGCAGCCGTTCGAGCGTGGCGGGTATAGATACTATCGATACGTCGCCCTCGCGGAAAGTTCAGGCAAGAGCCGGGGCGTATTAGACGCATGCGCGGAGTTTATCGCGCAGTTCGACCCGAAGGATTATCGAGATACTCCCGTGCATGTGTACGGCGACTGCTCGGGGTATTTCGGCTCTCACTTGGCATCGAGCGACGCATACGACCAGATCAACCAAGCACTACGCTCTCGGTATCGTGTATCGATATTGGCGGCGAAGTCGGCTCCGAGCATCGAGGCACGGCTTAACCGGGTGAACACGCTGATGGCTTACGAACAGTACGTTGTTGCCGCCTGGTGCAGAAACTTGATTAAGAGCCACACGAACACCGGGCTTAAGAAGGGAATGTGGCAAATAGAAAAGCCATCGGGAGAAGACTGGACTCACTACAGCGATGCGACTGGATACCCTCTATTCCAGCTCACGCGAGAAGAAGACTTAGAGGCACCGAACAAATCTAGAGTTTTTGGAACTAACTTGAATTGAGTAACTCAACACAGCTATTTCAGCACCCCAAATATAAGTACCTGAAGCCGGACTGGATCAGATACCGCGACTTGTACGAGGGCAAGCACGATATATTGGTCACGCTCGAATACCTCTGGGCGCATGCAATAGAGCTAAAAAACGACGACACAGCCAAGCGGCTTAGAACCGCCCGAGAGCAGCGCACACGCTACCTAAACCTTCCCGAGATTCTAATCTCTCTATGGACCTCCTATTTCTTTAGAAAGGATATGGAGATCGGACCGGTTAGTAAGGCGATTCTACAGCCGTACGGCGCAGAGGCCAACATCGACGGCTACGGTACGAGCCTAAAAACCTTTGTTCGTGACCGGATGCTTAGATCGTTTCTACTCTATGGTAAGGCGATAGTGCTCGCGGACGCCTTCGGCAAGACCGGCAAGAGCGCCGGCGAGGACGCGCAGATAGGCTTTAGACCATATCTAGAGTTACTAGAGCCTCTAGACGTGGTTGATTGGGATATTGAGGCGTCGGACTCAAAGAGGATCGGGCGCTATAACGTGCTTCGGCACGAGTTCGATCTCAACCTACCAAGGCTTCGCGCAAATCAGCAGCCAAAGACACAGCGCCAGTCGCACGAGCTCGCTATCATCGACGGGCGATATACGATCATCAAGTACACAGCAGACAAAGACGAGCAGGGCAATTACAAGCTATACGACCCTAAGAACGCGGGTAGCGGCTACGCGTGGCAGCTAGACGGCGAGCCGATTCAAACCAAGCTTACCGAGATCCCTGTTGTGGTCATGGACTCGGAGCCGTGGCTACACGACGCATGCGAAGAGACGCTCAGGTACTACAACCTGAGATCGAATCGGGACAATATCAACTACTTTCAAGGCTACGAAAAGGGCTTCGTTAAGGGCATAAATACGACCGATAACGAGGCTATGAAGGCGATAACCGAGTACACCTGGAGCTTCCTACCAACCGACGGCGACGCTTTTACGCTACCCTCTGGCGACCCCACAGCGCTATCTCTCGCGTGTGAGGAGTCACTCAACAACGTCTTTAAGGTCGGGCTTAATCAGCTTCGATTTCTACCCTCTGATTCTAAGCTAACTCAGGCCGAGGGCGCTCAGTCAGAGGAGAAGGACAATACCTACGCGCTAGTAGAAGCAACACTCGAAGATATAGAGGTGGCGGTCAATGAGTCGATCAATAATTGGGCTAAGTTTCTTGGTAAGAATGATTTCAAATCTGATATCGAGCTGGATAGGGCAATCAAGCCAGATAGCGTCGATCAGTTCCTCTCAGTCTACGGAGTGTTCCAAGACAAGTTCTCCAAAGTCGAAGTCGTCGAGAGAGCTGCAATTGAAAAGGCTATCAAAAAGCTTGGGCTCCCAGAAGATCGCGAGGAAGAAGCGCTCAAAGCGGTAGGCGAAGTTCAGCTCGGCGATGCTCTCGGGCAGGAAGCGCAGAAACAAAAGCGCCAGGCGGTTATAGACCAGGCATTAAATGGCGAAGGGTGATAAGGCCGTCGCGGAGCGCATACGCGCAAACGAACTAGAGGTTGCGGCGTTCGTTGCGAGGCTAGAAAAGATTTTAGGCGATACGATAGACACCGTGCTGATTGATATTCAGGCGGGGACAACGGGCGCGGCTGACGCGGCTCGGATCCTGGGCGGTATTCGGAGAGTACTGATAGAGAAGGGTTTTAACGAAGAGATAGGGCGGCTCGACGCTATATTCGGGCAAGAGCTCAAGGCGATTAGTGAAGACCTTAAGCAGTACTCCAAGGGCAAGCAGATATTCGGGGATACTGACAAGACGATAGTAGAGCAGTTGATAACCTTCTCGGCAGAGGATGTTACCAAAAACTTTGATTCGTACGTCGGCGATATTCGTCGGGAGATTATCTCGGGGGCTATTACTGGAGACATTCCAGCCGCGAAAGATATTCGAGAGAAGTATACGGGGCGCATTAGAGCAAACCTTGAGGCAGAGCTTAATACCGCTCTCTCGGCGTTCTCGCGCACTATACAGGCGTCGAAGGCTAAGGAGCTTGGGCTTGATCTGTTTATCTACCAAGGCCCAGACGACAAGATCACCCGGGACTTTTGCCACGAGACGTTAGATCGCGACCCTCCGATATACACGATTGAGGAGATCGCGGCACTCGATAACGGGCAGGGCTTAGACGCCATGATCTACGGTGGCGGCTATAACTGTCGGCACCAGTGGACGCCTATCAGCTTAGAGAAAGCGAAGGAGCTCGGATACCAGGGTGGCGATTAGCGGGATCACGTTCAAAAAGAATTTTGACCTAAAGCGCATTGCAGACGAGAGAGCAGAGAGAACCAAGCGAGAGCTGGGGGCGGCCCTCTTTGATGCGAAGGCCGAGATTGTAGAGAGAACCCTACAGGGACGAGACGTAGACTCTAGGGGCTTTAAGGGCTACAGCGAGCGATACGGCAAGTCAAAGCTAGAGAAGACCGGCAGGGCAACCCCAAACTTAACGGTGACAGGGAACATGCTTAAGAACATCACCGTAAAGGTGGAGCAAGTCGGTAAGGATATAGTCGGGCGGTTATTCTTCTCATCGGCGGCAGAGGCGGCAAAGGCCCGGTATAACCAGGCGATCAGAAAGTTTTTCGGTTTGGATACTTCGCAGTTTAACAGACTAATTGAGCGGATTAGAGGAGCTTGGAATAAATGAGCGAGTCGACAAAGACCACGCCAGAAGCAGGGACCACAACCACCACCGCGCCAGATAAGGCGGTGGAAACCGAGAGAGCACACGCGCAGCACTTCAAGGGGCTGTACGAGGAGACGAACAAAACCGTCTCGGCGCTACAGCAGGAGCTTAACTCGCTCAAAGCAGATAAAGACAAGTGGATGCGCGAGCGAGCGGAGAAGGGCGGCGACAAAGAGCGCCAGGACTTTGAGCAGCATGTAACCAAGGAAGTCGAGGGGCGATTCTCTAAGAAGCTCACAGAGGCCGAGAAGCGAGCCCAGGAGCTTGAGTCTAAGGTGAAACGCTTTGAGGTGATTACACCGGCGATCCAAGAGGCGGCCAAGATATTCAACGAGGACGCTCTTGAGCTTATTCAAGGCAAAATCGAGCTACACCTCGATAGTGACTCTGAGGGCATCTTTGTTAAGGGGGCAGACGGCAAGCCGATACCAAGCGAGGAAGACCCGAGATCGAAGCGTATGGGGCTCTCTGAGTTCCTAAACTCACTCGCTAAGAAGTACCCCTCGGTCGTGAAATCTAAGGCAGTAGCAGGAGGCAAGCAACCAGGCACTAAAGGCAGTTTCGTTAACGGCTCAGAAATTAAATCGATGAAGGATCTCGAGCGGATGAGCCCCGACGAAATTCGAAAATTACCACCGGAAGTTCTCCGGCGCGTTTTAGCTTAAACAAGGAATTTTATGGCAAATACAGAACACAGAGACACAATGGCGATGTTCAACGGACTTTCCGTTATGGAAATCTCCGGCTCGAGCGTCAACCAGTTCAATTACGGGCATTACAGTCTGAACAACTTTACCCCTCTCCGCGCTTATGCGGGAGGAACCTCAAGCACGGCAAATCTTGAGAGGCTTGTACTAACGCTAATCCACGACCTCATGAAGAGGCCGAACGACTAACTAAACCTTTTAAATATCACTTTATCGGGAGCCTTTGAGCTTCCTTTTTGTTTTGGAGTTTTGATTTATGGCACTTCCAGCAGATGGGTTAACTACCCGCTCAGATATGGTTACGACTGGGACAGTCGTTTCCGCACTTATTCCTCAAGCGTTTAAAGAGGCATCTATTTGGATGAACCTCGTTTACTCTGAGGATCTTCCAGCCGATGCGATTGCGAAGAAGTTTCGCATATCAGGATCGGTGATCGCAGAGGCGGTTACTGAGGGATCTGTATACACACCTTCAGATACCAACAGCGATCTGACAGATACCTCGGTGACTATCACGGCAGCTAAGGCGGTCGTGGGCTCTCCGATCTCTGTCGAGGCGCTTCGCTTCGGTGGAAACGGCGCTTCTCTCGCGAGAGTCGCTGATGAGCAGGGACGGGCACTCGCTCGCCTCTTCGATGATGACTGCAACGCTCTGATCAACTCGATCACGCTCGCAGCCACAGCTTCGACAACCCTTACAACTGATACCCTTCTCGAGGGGCAGTATAAGGTTCTTAACGCTCTCTGCCCTCCTGGCCCGCTCGTAGCGGTTCTCGACTTCAAGGGCGTGTATGAGCTTCAGAAGCTTGTAGTGAACGCTGGCGCGGCGGTATGGACCAACGCTCTTGCTACTCAGTTCATTAGCGGAGTCCCACAGGCTAACAACTATCGAGGGAACTTCCTCGGGATCGATATCTACGCAACCACTGGGCTCAGTGAGACTGGCTCAGACGACCAGGGCGTGATCTTCAATCCTCGTTACGCCTTCGCTTCAGTATTGGGCGGCGCTCCAGAGACGAACATTCGTTGGACTGGGCACGGTGTAGCCTCTCAAGTGGCTGGGTTCAGCTACGAGGTTTCTACCCACATGTTCTACGGTGTCGGCCTCTGGCACGACAGCGCGGCATGCGAAATCCGTTCTGATACTTAATTAGATCTGTTGTACCCGGGGCGGGAGTGGCCCCTCTTCCGCCGCTCTCGCCCCTTTTTTATTAGAGGAAAAAAGCAATGACAGACAACGACATCCCAAAATACCCGTATGTGAAATTCGGCTGCCTTCGCAAGCACACGAAGAACATGCAAGAGCAGGACGTTCCAGAGGTGTACTACCTCAATGTTCGGGGATGTCACGGCGCTATTCCTAATCTGGAAGAGATTGCGAGAAAGGGACACAAGGTTCTCGGGTGCGGCAACCTCAATATGAACGTACCCAAGCACATCGATATACAGCGGTTCGTCAACCAGCAGACGGGCGCGAACATTGATCCGAGAGTTCAGGCTCTCGCTACTGACGTAATGACTGCAAAGGTTGAGGAGAAGAGACGTGAGCTCAAGCGATAACGACCCAACAAACACAGCCGAGTATCAACGACGCAGAAGGATGACCAACGACGAGCGAGCAATCGAGGCTCGGGATATCGTCGCGAGGAACATCAAAGAGCACAACGAGAAGTGTGGAATCAATTCAACCTATGACTCAGCGCTCAAAAAGGCGACAGAGATCGCGAATAAAGTCGCGAACCAGAAAGGCAAGAAATGAGCGAAATCTTTCTGTTTGGCTTGGATATAAAGAGAGCCTTCTACCCTTTGCGGGGTACGGAGCCGCTACTTTTGCCGAGCCAAACACCATCTATATACGTTTTCGCCGACGCTCCAACTAGGGACGAAGCGCAGAACGGGACCGGGGCTGTGCAAACAGTCTCGACGTGGAATGAGGACACGGTTGAGCCGTACCCTCGGCGCTACACGATAGCGGCAATCGATGACCCCGATCCAGATTCGCAGATAGATGAAAAGTGGTACTGGGAGGCGATCAACTTCGTCAACCAGGACAGCGAGCAGACTCAGACCGTCATTAGAGCGTTTCGCGTAATACGGGCGGCGGGCGTCGGTAGTATACCCGGAACCTCGGTAGAGGATCTAAA